ATCCAGCAAGATTCAAAGTAATAACAGCTGGGAGAAGATTTGGCAAATCCATTCTCGGTCTGATGTTTCTTTTGAAAGGACGAATGTTGGAGGGGGAGAATCGTTGGTATATATCTCCGACTTATCGGCAAGGCAAACAAACAGTTTGGAGTCAGTTAAAATCCATTATGCGGACACAACAGGGATGGAAGATCAACGAGTCAGAACTCAGTTGTACCAGATTAGGGGTTACAATTGCAATTAAAGGTTCTGATGCACAGGATTCATTGCGTGGTGCTTCGCTCAATCGTTGCGTACTTGATGAATATGCTTACCAAAAACAAGGTGTATTTGAAGAGGTTATTTATCCCATGTTAACCACTACAAGAGGAAACGCTTTATTAATAGGAACGCCAGATGGATTTAGTAATAATAATTTCTATGATTACTTTCTTAAAGGTCAAGGTACAGATGATCAATGGAAGTCTTGGCAATATAAAACAATTGATGGTGGATTTGTTAAGGAAGAAGAAATTGAGTTAGCAAAACAGAATTTAGATGAAAGAGCTTACCGCCAAGAGTTTATGGCTAGTTTTGAAACAGCCGCAAATCGTGCAGCATGGGCATTTAGTAGAGAGAATAATGTTAAGGTAGCTGATCAATATAGTAGCTACAAAGTAATTGGTATTGACTTTAATGTTGACTATATGTCCGCCTGTCTTGCTTGTATATATGGCAATGGAACGGTTCATTATATAGATGAGATTAGACAGCATAATAGCTCAACAGAAATGATGTGTAAAGAAATGAAAAAGAAATGGGCTGGTGTTACTGAGATATATCCAGACCCAGCTGGTTCGGCTAGAAGCACAACTAGCAATCGTTCTGATCATCAAATACTTAAAGATTTTGGTTATCAAGTGTATGCTAGGAAAAACCATCCAAGCAACATTGATAGGCTTAATGCGTTAAATAGAAAACTTAAAAATGCAAAAGGTGAAATATCAATGACTATCGATCCCTCATGTACTTACTTAATTAAAGATTTAGAGCAAGTACAAAGAGATCGGAAAGGCGGAATTGATAAGTCAAATTTACAACTTACGCATAGTTTAGATGCGGCAAGTTATTTAATAGAATATAAATACCCTATTATCAAAAGGGTTGCAACTTCAATGAAATGGTAAAGTATGATTGTTGAAAATAAAAATTTAATTAGAAGCTCACTAAAAGATTATTTATCTGATGTAAGCAAAAAGAGCGTTGAAGAAAGATATAGATTTCTTTCATATTACGAATGTGTTCAAAGTGAAATGGAAATGGATTTACAAAAATACTTTCCTATTGATTCTATTGATGTTCCAAGAGTTACCCAATCAATTACTTCAAAGCTAATTAATGCTAGAGCGATTGGCTACAAGAATCCACCAGAAAGAACTAATGAACAATACATGGAAAATGTAAAAGACTTAGATCAATCTATGCTTACAGCTGAAAGGCTCACATATTTATTAGGATCACATTTAATAAGATCAAGATATAATGAAGATGAAGAAGTTATTGAGCATGATCAAATTATTGAGTTTGAACCTATATTTGAAGCCAGAGCAAGAATGCCATTCGCATATATCTACCCAATATATAATCATGGGCAATCAAAAGAAGATAAAGTTGTTTACGCATATTGGTCAAATGAAGAACACTTTCTGATTGATCAAAATGGGGTTGTAGAATCTGTAAATGATGATAATGTAAATCCTTATGGTATTTTACCATTTACAATTTGCCATCGCCATCCATATACTACCGATTTCATGCGAAACGGTGCAAATGATATTGTAAACGCTAATTTAATGATAAATGTACTAATGACAGAATTAGGATTAGCTATGAGATTACAAGCACTTGGTCAACCAGTAATTGAGGGTGTTGATCAAATGTCCAAGGTTTCTTTAGGTGTAGATAAACCAATGGTGTTACCAGAAAATGCTTCATTCAAATTTGTTTCTCCAGCTGGTAATATAGAGCAATATATAAATGGAATAAGATTCTACGTTGATTCAGTAGCTTATAATAATAATCTTAAAGTCAAATGGTCAGTAGGTAGGGAAGGCTTTGTAAGTGGCGAATCATTAAAGATGGCAGAAATAGATTTAACTGAAGCAATCATGGGTGATTATCAAATGATTTGGCGAGGCGTAGAAAAAAGAAGATTTGAAGTTGATAGACGTATTTTAGAAGTACATAATAAAAATATTCCAGATGAATTTTCTGTTGATTTTAGTGAACCAAGATTTCCGCTTACCGCAGATGAAGAAAGAAAGCAATGGGATTGGGAATGGGCAAATGGATTAAGCTCTCCAAAAGATTGGCTAAGAAAATATAATCCAGATTTAACAGAAGAAGAGATTAGTGAAATGGCAGAAGAAATTCAAGTTCAGCAACCAGCACAAGAAGAAAATGCTGGAGATGTATTAGCACAGGCATTAAGTAGTTGAAGAAAGAAATACAAAATCTAAAAGATTCTTATTTGAAGATGGTAGGTAAGATTACTGCTGCCGCTTTATCTTTAAGAAAAAAGGGTAGATCAAAAGAGGAAATACTAACTTCATTATCTGATCCTAGGTTTAAAGAGACTATTCTTTCTGATCAACAATTCAAAGGATCATTAAACAATTTAAGCCTTTTATATGGAGATACCTTAAAAAGTATGAGCAAATTTGGCGATATAAATTCTAACACTATACTTGCACTTACTAAATTAAACAAATCTACATTTATTGATAAATTAGAAGGTGATATTGTCAATTCAGTTAAAAGTAATTTAGCAAATGGAATAGTATCTGGATTATCAAAAGATCAAATTATAGATAGCATTCAATCTGGATTTAGACCAGATCAAATTGATTCTCTTGTTACTACTGCTTTTGCTACTTATACCGCATCAATC